TGGCAAGACTGATACAAAATATGGCTGTGCTTTGTTATTTAATAAAAGAGAAATAGTGAAAACTATGGAATTATATTTTAATGATAATTTGCATGCAATGCCACTTCATAGTCAAGGATGTCCGATTTTGGAAATTAAAGAAAGAGGTTTAAGATTGAAAGATAAACCAAATTATAAATCGCCATTGAATTATTTAACCCAAGATGATTGTATTAAATACTATGGCACACACACAGGTCAAGTTCGACAATTTAAAACATCAGTAGTTGATACACTTATTAGTGATTCAGTTGCTAGAATATTTAATCACCCAAATATATATGCAGGACCTAAATTAATTAATAGTTGGAAACCATGGTATGCACATGCAAAATTATTATCTAATTTAACTTCAGTTGATCCAAATTTATTGGAAAAAGCATGTATAGATTTACACACCACAACATTTCAATACCTTAAAAATATTGATTTACCTTCTAAAGTTTATAAAATTTCAAATGATGTAAATTTAGCAGGATTAGATGGTGTTCCAGGTTTTGAGCCTATAAATCTTAAAGCTTCAACAGGATGGCCCGATTGTAAACCTAAATCAGAAGTGATTACCATTTCTGATAGAGAAGTTGAAGGTATTACTTGCCCAAGAGATGCTCCAGAATGGGTTTGGCAGGAAGTTGAAAAATGTGAAGATATTTTAAGTCAAGGTGAAAGAATACACTTGATACATCGTTGTAATTTGAAAGATGAACCAACTAAAATAACTAAAGAGAAAGTTCGTGTTTTTGCTGGAACTCCCATGATAGGTTTACTGTTAGTTCGTAAATATTTTTTAAGTATTTGCAAATTAATAATGGATCATCCAATCGCATTTGAATGTGGTGTAGGAATTAATCCATATAGTAAAAAATGGACTACATTGACCAAGTATATGTTGAAATTTGGTAAAGATAGAGTTATTGCTGGTGATTATAAATCTTATGATGGAACTATGTCAAGTCGTATGACAATTGCAGGTATGAAATTTTTGATTACAATTGCAGAAAGAGCAGGATATAGTAAAAGAGATATTACAATTATGCAAGGCTTGGCAACTGAATTATGCTATCCTACTTATGAATTCAATGGTGATTTCATAGAAGTTAGTGGAAGCAATCCTTCTGGTCACTCTCTAACAGTATTTTTAAACAATATTGTTAATTCATTATATCTACGATATTCTTATTATGAAATAGCTGGTAATTTACCAGTTCCTTTATTTAAAGATGTCGTATCTGTAATATGTTATGGTGATGATAACAAAATGTCTGTGAGAAGAGGATATGATTGGTTTAATCATACTGCAATTGCTAAAGCCTTATTGAAATACGGTATTATTTATACTATGGCTGAAAAAGATAAGGAGAGCGTGCCATTTATAACTAATGAAGAATGTAATTTTCTCAAGAGAAGTGCAATTTGGTCAGATAAATATGAATGTTATTTGGCACCATTGGAAATAGAAACTCTGTTTAAGATTTTACAATCTCATACTAAGAGTGATTGTTTGAGTATGCCTCAACAATCATGCAATGCAATACAAAATGTTTTGCGTGAAATGTTTTTCCATGGTAAAAAACGATATTCATATTTCGAAGATAATTTGAATAAAGTGTTAAAAGAAAATGTGGAAGTTAGAAAGTTATTTAATAATGGTATTGTTCCAAATTATGAATTTTATGAACACTGGTTTATTACTAGTTATCATCCTGAAAAAATACACTTGATTTCGGATTCCTTCTTCAAACAGTCCCGAGATGACTTAAAACTCGTTCCACAATCTTATGATATGTGTGACAATATTACACTGGATGACCATAAGGAGAATGTTAAGGTTCATTCTTTGAATAGGCTTTGTAATATTGAAA